GCAGGTGGGGGTAAGTCTGACCTTATCCTCGGCCTTGCGTCAACCGCTCATCAGAAGTCAGTCATATTCAGGCGCGTCTTCCCTAATCTCAGGGCATTGATAGAGCGGTCACGGGAGATACTCAACCCCGACGGCACTGAACACCGCAAGGATTCGTTCAACGAGAGCCTGCACCGCTGGACGCTGGACAGCAATCGCATGATTGAGTTCGAGGCGTGTCAGCACGAGAAGGATAAAGAGAAGCAGCGTGGACGGCCTCGGGATTTTTACGCATTCGACGAGGCTACCGAGTTCACCCGTTCGCAGATTGAGTTCATTACAGCGTGGTTGCGGTCGACTCGCAAGGATCAACGGTGTCGGATAGTCCTGACATTCAACCCTCCATCAGATGAGACTGGGAGCTGGATACTCGACTACTTCATGCCGTGGATGGCGTTCTTGTTCCCGGATAAGTTCAGTTACCCGAATCCAGCCGCTCCGGGTGAGGTTAGATGGTTTGCTACCGTGGACGGTGAAGAGATTGAGGTTGAGAACGGTGACAAGTTTAAGCATGACGGTGAGATGATCCATCCGCTGAGTCGGACGTTCATCCCCGCGAAGTTGTCTGACAATCCACATCTGGATAATACGAATTACAGGGCGATACTCCAGTCAATGCCGGAGCCGTTCAGGTCACAGTTGCTATACGGTGATATGACTATTGCGTCAGGTGATAATCCATTCCAGCTTATACCTACCGCATGGATACGCCGGAGTATGGATAGATGGGTTGAACCGTCTGGATACATCGACTCAATCGGCGTGGATGTTGCCAGGGGCGGTAAAGACCAGACGATACTTGCTCGCAGATACGGGAACATATGTGGTACACTACAGAAGTTCCCCGGTGTTGATACTCCAGACGGTGCTGCAGTCACCGCTCTGGTAATGCGTGAAGTCCCTCCACCCGCAACTATCGGAATAGACATACTCGCAGTGGGTACAAGTCCCGTTGATTATCTGCGCGATTACGGGTACAATGTTATCCCGATGAATGGCAGCGCCAAGGCTGAGGTTGAAGAATACGGTGAGATGGTTCAGTTTACCGACAAGTCGGGGCTACTGAAGATGCGCAATCTCAGGGCTGCGATGTATTGGAAACTGCGCGAACTGCTGGAGAATGACGAGATTGACCTACCCAACGACAGGGAGTTACTAATTGACCTGTCAGCCCCACGATTCAAGCCGACTGTATCAGGTATCCAGCTTGAGGATAAGGACAAGATCAAGGACAGGATCGGACACTCACCCGATTGCGGTGATGCGGTAGCTTACGCGTTCTGGGTAGTTGCACCGATGCCAACAGCCTTACCGGATGAAATAATGTTCGACTAACCTACCGGACAATTGACAGTAATAATATCACTGTCATATTCTTGACATGAATATATTCAAAGTAATCAATACAGTAGCGGTGCCTCTTGGTCTCCGCTTTGTCTCATCCCCACCCCGTCAAATGAAAACATCGGTATCTGATACACACTACACGGGGTTTGATGTACCTGTCGATGATGTCATTATCAACGTCAAAGGTATCGAAGGTTATCGCAAGATGAGACGTGATGCCGAGGTGTCGGCGGATGTGGATATCAGGCTAGCTGCCATGATTCCAGGGTTGCAGATACTTCCCGCTGATGTGGATGAAGATGCTGTAGCCGCTTCTCAATTCATCGAATCCATAATGAAATCAATGGACGGCGACCTGGAATATGTAATCCGTGACCAGATGCTTGACGAGGCTGTTCTTGGTGGGTTCCTCGTGGCTGAACCGCAGCAGAAGATAATAGAGTTACCCGATTACGGTAAGGTTATGGGCTTGAAGTCGATCCTTGTGCGTCCCTGCGAGGGGTTCGTTGACGGTATTAAAGTTGACAAGGATGGTAACATTGTATCCCTGACTCAAATGACCATGACCGGTAACAAGGATGTCACGCTCAAAGATGTACTTTTCTACGCATTCCGTGGTCAGCCGTGGAATCCATACGGCAGATCAATCTATCACAGCGCATACGACTGGTATCTGATGAAGCAGGAACTGATGAGATTGTATACTGACTTTTCAACTGTTAACGCATCGGGTATCAAGATTTACGATATACCAGACGCTCAATGGCAACGCGATAAAGCTAACGCAATGGACAGATTAAAGAAGCTGGCTGGCCGTGCAAACATTGTCAAGAAACTTTCCCATAAACTAGATATTCAGATCCCGCCCGGTACTGCTGGTTACAACTTCATCAGGGGCATCAAAGAACTCTGTAACGTTGAAATTCGCAAGGCTATCCTATACGATGAACTTATCAACGCCGAGGGTGTCCGCACTGGTTCGCGTTCAGCTCGTGAGGTTTCCGAGAATGTTATGTACTCAGTCATGGCCACTCAGGGTCAGGCGTTCTGTACCTCAATAGCTGAACAGTTATTCAGACGTATTCTCGACTGGAATGGATTCACAAGCTGGCCGATTCCCCGCCTGGTTCCCGAAGCTACCCCGAAACGTGACGCAGATCCCGCGCCGATATTGCAGGCTTACACATCTGCGGTACAGGCTGGAGTATTACCGGTTCCATCAGATGAGATTGCCAAGCAGATTACACGGCAGGTACTCAGGCCGATGGGCGTGGATGTTATTGAGGATGCACCCGAGGAATCAACCAAGGATGAAACCAATGCCATGAACTACTTCGCGGGCGCACCCGCGGGACGTACCCACGCTGACTTGATGAGGATGAAACGGGAAGCTATTACTGCTGAGAACGAGGGGCAGGCTGACCTCGTAGACGCGTGGAAAGCCAACCTGCCAGCGTTGAAGAAAGCTCTCAATGCTTCACTGTTTGACGCATCTGGCAAGTGGAAGTCCAGGGATTACGCGGTAGTTCGCAAGGCTGTTGAGGATAATATCACGACCGGCGGCAGCAAGATACGCAAGGTGATTACTGACACAATGGTTGACCGATATGATACTGGATTAACCGATGCTGAGAAGATGATACCGATTAAGGCCGCCGTGTCTGTTACCCCTGTAATGATAAGTCCAGCCGCAGCCCGTAAGATGTTGAACCAGCATGTTTATCTCACAATGGGCAGATCATACGGTGATATGACGAATGACATTTACTACATGCTGGAACGTGCCTTGAACGGCGGGATTTCCGAACGTGCGGCGATGGCTGAGATTGCTGAATATCTGGAGACTAAAGGTATCAGCGCAGGACGCGCTACGACTATAGTTCAGACCTCACTATCTCAGGCTTACAATCAGGGCAGGATGTCGCTGTTCAATCAGCTATCTGATCCCGATGGATTAATGCCGGGAGGAATCGGCGGTTATCAATACTCAGCGGTTATGGATGATGCAACTACCGAAATCTGCCTAGAATATGACGGCAAGTTCTACAAGGTTGACGATCCAAGTCTGCCGACAGAGCTGTTGCATTACGGTTGCCGACGAGTATTACTCCCAGTATTCACCGGAGAAACCCTCTGGAATAATGGACATTATCAGACTACAAACGAGAGCGCGTTAGCATATTCCAAGACGGCTGACATGCCAGGCTCTTTCAGGAAAGCGAGTTAATATGGAACCAAGGATACTCAAGCATTACAAGGTACTCAGTCCGGGTACATACTCACCCTCTCCCAAAGAAATCACCATCACCGCTCAGGATGTGCAGGACTACGTTGACGCAGTTAACATCAAGCAGAAACTCGGCGTCCCTGTGTCCATCAAGTACATGCACCGGGACGGCGTGAAGTCTATCCCGGTAGGTAAGCAGGTTAACGCAGTGCTGGAAGGTGACAGCGCGTTTGCTGATTTAGTTATCAGTATGGACGCTGAATTTGACGGCGTGGTAATGGCTACCATTTCGCAGATGGTGGACGGTTTGCAGGATCAGATACTCCAGGGTTCAATGGAAGCCTACCCCGGATACAGTTCCCCGGCGTATACCGGCGAACGGGTATTCGGTGTCTGGCCTACAGCGTGGGCAGTGTTGCCAGCCGGTGAACAGCCCGCAGTACCTCCAAGATTAATAGCAGGCGAGTCAGAAATTAGTCTGATTCGTATTACGGGAGCCCCGACGCGGGGCATTAGCCTCACTGAAAGGGGGCAAGAGATGACGCTTGAAGAAGCGCTCAAGATGATTGCTGATCTGAAAGGTCAGCTTGCTGAACTGAAGAAGTCCAAGGCTGAGGAATCCAACGCGGATGAACTTGCAGTCAAGGACAATGAAATCACCGACCTCAAAGCTGAGGTCAAAGTTCACGAAGACGCTGCGGAAGTAGCTCTTGAAACCAAGGCGAAGGAACTCCAGACGAAAGTCATGGATAAAGTTCTCGCCGCCAACAGACCTGAAACAGAGAAGAAAATAGCATTACTGGACAGTCCCGCCAAGCGCGTGCAGTTCCTTGAAATGCTGGATGTTTCTCTGCCAGAGATTAAAGTAGACAAAACCAAGCTCAACGCAGGTGACGCCCCCGGCGACGGTGACGAATCCAGCGAAGAGAAAACGATTGCCGCGCAGAAGAAAGCAATCATCAAGGCCGCTGATGACCACAAGCTGGATATTAACACCATCCAGGGTAATGAGCAGGCGACCGACTACGCAATGCGCGACTGTCCCGAACTGTTCAAGGGAAAGGAAGTAAAATAAATGCCACGAAGTAACGAAGACAGTATCCGCATGACCTTCCTTGCTGCCGCAGACCTGAGTTCTTATCAGTATTGCTTTGTCAAGTTCTCGGCAAAAGATACTGTGAACATGTGCGGTGCAAGTGAAGACATGATCGGGATATTGCAGAATAAGCCTGACGCGGCTGGAAAAGCGGCATCAGTTGTCGTGCTCGGCATCAGTCAGCTCAGGGTAGATGGTAACGCCGGGGCGATAACCCGTGGAACCAGTTATCTTGAGAGCGACGCTGCGGGGGAAGGTGTCGTCACTACCACAGACACCGATCCAGTAGGCGCACTGGCTATGCAATCATCCTCAGCTGCAAATGACCAGATCCCTGTATTGGTCACTCGCATGAAGCACACAGGATAGGTGGTGTATAATGGGAATAGTAATCAGTGACCTTCTCGTAAGAGAATACGCCCCTGAGATTATGACTGGATTCGGGAACAAGAGTTTCGCCGCAAGGAAAATTCTTCCCCCGATCAAGGTTCAGTCGATAGAGACTCAGATCGCTACGTTCACGTCCGATCACATGAGGTTGCTCGAAACCCTCAACTCCGGGATTGATCCCGCTGTTGAAGTCAACGATGGATTCGCATACGTCAGTCTGGATACCAAGTTCAGGGCTGCCAAGAAGACCCTGACTCAGAGACAGATCGACGAGTTCCCGAACGCGATCAAAGCGGTCAAGTACGCTTATGGTCTCGTTACCGAAGCGTTGCAGATTAAGGAAGAGCACGCCCTCGCCGCTGCTATGATTACATCCAGTAATTATACGGTGAGCAACTACGATACTCCATCAACCAAGTTCAACGTTTCGGGGGGCGATCCAGTCGACTTCTTCAACAAGGCAAGGGTCATCGTTGACGGTAACTGCGGAGAAGACCCGAACTGTATTGCTGTAAGCTGGAAACTCAACCTGACTCTTGCTGATATCGCAAGGGACAGCCTCGGCGGTAATACAAGATATGGTACTCCTACTGAGAACGATC